ACGATGGGAAGCACTTACTTTTCCGGCCACTCAACTTTTCAGGTAGCAAAAATATGACCTTGATGAGAAATTCTTTCCAATTCTGCTCAGAGATTTTCAACCGTAAATTGTCGGACCTCGAACGGTTTGGAGGTCTTGCAGGAAACCCGG